TGTTTACGAAGATTGCAAGACATTAATAAAGTTCCTCTTCTTTTTCAGATTCAACAACACAATCACTGGTTGGATAAGCAACACAAAGCAATGCAAATCCTGCATCAATCTGATCATCATCCAAGAATGATTGATCGCTTTGATCTATAGTACCACTAACAATTTTACCAGCACAAGAAGAACATGCACCTGCACGACAGGAATAAGGAAGGTCAATACCTTGCTCTTCAGCAGCATCTAGGATGTAAGAATCATCGGGGCAATCAATAACACTTTCAGTTCCATCAGGTGCTTTAAGTGTAACAGAGTAGTTCATGTATCTTTGCTAGGTATGAATATTATATATGATACCGACTTACGTGTCAAGTTGTACTTCTTTAGGTTTTTTATTGAACCCAAACGGACCAACACCTGGAGTGTCAAAATTTCTACGTTTTTGTGCCATATCACAAATAGTTTCCATGACCTTAATTGTATCTTCTACAGTACAATTCTCTGGCATGTTACGATGCACGATGTCAAAGAGTGGGAAGAACTCTTTTGCTGCATCACTCACCTCTGACGATGTTAATGGATCATACTCTTTCATCATTTACCTCCGGTTTCATAACCAAATTTGTCATCTTGTTCTTTAAGTTTACGTTGACGAATATCTTCGTGCAGTTTTGCAATAGCAGCACGAATTTCAGGAGTATCATCATACTCCCATTCGTCATTCTTCTTGTTCTTAAATGTTTTTTTACTCATACAAACTGCCTTAATTTTGTCAAGATAATCTTGTATGCTTCTACTATATCACCTTCTCCTTTACGAAACAAGTCCTTATCAAACCTTTGTGTTTTGTCTTTACTCCATAACCTCATATTGTCTGGTGAGAGTTCATCAGCTAAGAAAAGATCACCATGAGCATCATGCCCAAACTCCAGTTTGAAATCAACTAGATCAATACCACATAATAAAAAGAGTGGTTGTAGTAAATCGTTTACATTGCGAGCCTTTTCAATCAATGGTTCTGTGTCGATACCCATTAACCTCACACGATCTGGTGTGAGCAAGGGATCATTTTTACTATCATCTTTAAGAAAGAACTCAACAATAGGAGGTTGAATAAGAAACCCCTCTGTGATATTTGTAGTCATTACGATAGAACCAGCAGCGATGTTTCTACAGATAACTTCCACTGGAGCAATCTTTAGTTTCTTACATCTCATACTATCCAATGAAGGACAATCAATAAAATGTGTTCTAATTGAATTACTCTCCAGATACTCAAATAACATTGCTGTCATCAAACAACAGATTGAACCCTTCCCCTTTGGATAGTCAATCATCTGCCCATTTCCAGCAGTTACACAATCCTCATAACGAATTAATACTTCTTCAGGATTGTCTGTTTCAAAAAGTGTTTTTACTTTTCCTTTTAAGATTTCATTCATAGTTTACCACTTACAAAAGCATCACCAACAACTCTTGTGTACTTCTCAAGTGTTCCATCTTGCTCACACTTAAGATGCCAACGTGACACTTCTAAAACACCATCATATGTTGCACCAGTAAGAAAACTATCACCAGTTTTTTTAACACTGATGAATAATCCATACCTAGTTTCTTTGATGTAGAAAGCATCATCGATCCAATCTACTTCCGCAATCTCTGGATGTACGTTAGTCTCGGTCATTTTTTACTTTTTGAATTGCTAGCAGTGTTTCTAGTGGAATCCATGTTGGATTTTCTTCTGCGAACTGTACTTGTACTTCCGTCACCACCTTTTCCAGTTGGCGATCGTAACTTTGTCTTGTGTTTTTGACTGGACTTAAGGGATTTACCATTACGATTTGATACCTTATAATCTCTTGAGTTTAGTTTACACCTATCCAGATATTTTTGCAAGTGTTCCTCACACTCAAAGTGGCACACGGTAAGTGCAACACCTTTTACATTATGACAATCTTTATTTACTTCCAATCTCCATGGAAATGTTTCATATGGGAACAAGATATGAAAATCAGGGTCAAGAATACTAGATCTAATCATTCACTTCCACTCATGCGAAACCTTTTATAGTCTTTTCTTGTATTGGTTCAATTACATTGACTTTACAATCTCTCCACTTACGAACACATTGAAACCAATATACTTTCATCTGTTCATAATCATCAAAGACAATAGAACTTTGATTATCATTAAATATCAACTCATAATGATGTCTATCATATGAATCACTAGAAGTTTGAGTGAAATACTGTGGATCTTCAGGTTTAATCAGTTCCATCACAGATACATCCTTTCTTGTGTAAAGTTCATTTCAAATTCTATTGTGAGTTTTTAGAAACATCAGGACTAGGATAAGTTATGATGATTCTTTCTGATAGTTCTCCATTGGAATTGTAAAGTGATTGTTTGTGCCAGGTTCCATTAACAATTTTACAAATGTTGTCAAGTTGAATCTCCATCATCATATGCGAAGTTTCTTTGTTCATCAATACCACCTTTTTGTTTTGAGATAGTTAAGAACTTCCTTACGAACGTCCATCAATTCATTATAGCACAATTGATTGTGAGCACACTGACGAAGAGCAGGATCGGGTTTAATTACGGACTCGATAAAAATATCAAGTCCACGATTCCATTTGTCCTGTTTATTTTCTTCATCAGCAATCTGATTTTGATCATTCATTTAATAACCTCCCAGTGATCATCGGATGATTCGTTCATCCAAAAAAAGTATTTACCACTGATAGATGCAAGGAATACTTTACCATCCATACGTTGTTCTACACGACATGAGTGTAACTGGTCCATCAGGTTAGAAAAACGATTCTTAGCTTTAGAACTTTTAGGTTTGACACAGAGAAACTCAGCTTTCATTTTGATTAACCTCCACAAAGGTAATTATACAGGGTTTTTAGAATTTGTCAAGTAGAACGGAAGTCACACGGACTCCCCAGTTCATCATCCAGAAGAACGATGCAACGAAGATTAACTTGTGAGTGGCAGTCATACCCCCTATGTCTTGTATGTACCTATTATAAGACCCCCTAGGGGTCTCCTAGAGGGTCTCTGTGCCACTTTATTGACTGGTCGTTTTCTTCTTAAAGAACTCGCTCTCACACTTGTAGTAGATTCTTAATTGGATGAATTTAGGATCGATGTATGTGATAGATTGTGGTTTGTGGATAAATGGATTTCGTTGTATTAAAATGTGATCGTATTTGTGAGGTGTCATGTAAACTCATAAGGCACCCCTATTTATGATGTTGTTAATACTCAATCGACTGTTTTTGGATCACTAAACTAATAAGTATAATTATAATATTTAAGATGGTTTAGTTGGCCAAGTCATAGTGTGTGGAAAACCTGAGGCAGTAGGTAAATCCCGAAGTTCCTGCCTATACGTTTTGATTGCTGTAGGAACATTGGTTGATGTTTCTTTTGCTTTTACAACAATCCAATCTGTTTCAGCAATTAACCGGTCGCGTTGTGAACGAACTGATTCAGCAACCTGTGCATCAATACCTGCTTTATATGCAGCTTCATTATCTGCAGCAGTAGTTACGTTACCGTCTCCGTCTGTAGTGTCAGTAAATACGGGTCCAGCGATAAAATAAGTGAACCACTGTCCATCGACTTCTTTGACACCACTACGCACACTTACTCCATAAGGAGCAGTAACAGTAGCTGCTGGACCATTTAGTACAGGGTCATATCCAAAATTATTAAGAATTTCAGTTGTAATTTGCTTAGGGAAGCTTGTGCTTGGTCGTGATGCTCTGAACTGACTAATGGTAGTCAGTTCGCCAGTTGAACGATTTCTAATTTCCATGATTGATTAAGCGATTGCGAGGAACATGTAGGTGCCGCCACTGACATTAAGACCAGTAGCGCCCGATGCAGTAACTGTAAATCCTGTACTAAGCGGATCAACATAATCGGTGTTTGTTACTTGTGCTGCATCGGTATTTAAAAGTAAGTAAGGATCATTACCACTTACGATACCGCGAAGAGTGTCCCAAACGTACCAGTTAGTACCACCAGTGCCTTGAATTTCGGCGTCAGTGCGTTTAATTAA